GTTTTTCATGGTTACTCCTGCGGGGTGTCTGGTTGGATGTTTTCGGCCGGGGTTTCTTCGGTTGATTCAGGCGCATGGGGGTCTGACGATTCGTCCTGTGCCGATTTCGGTGATTTGACTTTTGTTGCCCAGCCTTCTTCGGTGGCAACACGAATCAGGTCTTCATCTTCGGTTTCGATGAGCTGGCCCTTTTCGTATTGCTCAATATCACAGCCGCGATGTGCCCACGAAAAACCGGTTTTTGCTTTAAGTTGCATGGTGTTTTCCAATAAAAAACGCCCCAGTAACGGGGCGTTTTTGATCTTGATTGAGGATTGATTAGGACGCGGCGATCTTGAGCAACTTGATTGCCTGGGTATTGCGCAACTTGCCACCGGTGCGACGGCGAACGTAGAACTTTACGTAGCCCGGCGTGGTGATTTCATCGCGGGTGATACGCATGCCAACACGGTCGGCAATCAGGTAGCCCTCCTTGAAGTCGCCGAAGGCCAGCGGGAAGGCATTGGCAGCGACGGCGGGCATGTCTTCTGCCTCGGTAACGCCGTAGCCGAGGAAGGTCGCCGGCTGGCTGGCCACCAGTGACGGCTGCCACAGGTACTGGCCGGTGCTGTCCTTGTATTTGCGCATGGCGGCGAGCACCAGTTTATTGGTGACCCACTGGGAATTATTGCGGTAACGGGCGCGCAGTGAGTAGATGATGTCGTAAAACAGGCTTGGGTCGGTCGGCATCGCGGCGGCCTGGCCGGAAGCGATGTATTGCAAGGTGCCGAAGGCGCGGGATGCGTCGACCGTGCTAACCGGCGTGGGACCAGCAAGGAAGCCAGTGGGCTTCTTGGTGCCGTTGCCGGACACAAAGGCCGCGCCCTCGCCTTGCGCAATGGCTTGGGCAGCGGACGAGGTAAGCCAGTCTTCGACATTGAAGAACAGATCATCGAGGGATTCTTCAGAGGCTTGCGGCTTGGCGGACGCCATGCCGAAAGTTGGCGCTACTTCAACCAGGTCAGGCGTATTGGTCTGGTTGCGCGTATCGCCTTCGCCTAGCCACTCGAAGCCGGCGCCGTTGACGTCGAACAATTCCTTGTAGTCGGTCGTTCCAACCTGGCGCACAGTAGAAATTTGACGGATCGGCGAGATATCGACCGACAGGCGGGCGATAGTCCGCTCGATCATTTCCGGCAGGGCAAAGCCACCGGCGGAACCGGTCGTCGTGACTACCGCAGCGCTACGGGTTTCACGACCGCCAGCTTTGGCTTTAGCTTCCAGTGCCTTGTATGCCTGGGCGGCGCGCTGCTTGAGCTCGTCATTATTCGGGGCGCGAACCCAGTCAAAGAACGCACTGCGATACTCGGTGGATTCATTCGATTCACCGTCCTGCTTCTCACCAGAGAAGGCGCCGGGACGGGCCAGCTTGGTTTCCATCTTTTCGAGGCGGCTCTTGGCGTCGGTGATGGCGCTGATGTGCTCATCCATTCTTGCCAGCTTGGCATCCAGGGCTTCGGTCGAGACACCCGACTTGACGGCTTCAATACGCGCGTCATTGGTCTTTTTGTACTCTTCAAAGGCGGTGGCGATCTTGTCCAGCGCGTCGGCGACGGACTTGATGCTGGGGTCGTCACGCTGTTCGTAAGCGGAGACAGCGAAGCCGGCCAGCTTGGTCTGGAAGGCAGAGAAATGCATGGCCATGGCGGCCGCGATTGCGATTTTCATTGGTTTTCCTTAAATGGAAGTGATGGAGTTCAGAAGCCGCTGGGCGGCCTTGATTGCACTGGCGGTTGATTGCGCGGAATCACTCCGTTCCTCTCCCATCCTCATGACGCGCGACACAAAGGCCGTCGCGTCGGACTTGCTGAATCCGGCATCGCGCAGGATTCGTTCGGCATCTTTTGGAGCGGCCAGTTCGTCGGCGCTCTTGACGTTGGTGATGCGGGCTTTTCCGTTGGCCGGGAAGGTGACTAGCGAGACTTCCCAGAGGTCGATCTCGGTAAGCGTACGAACCTCGGAATCGCGGTCGTACGCCCATTGCTTCGAGACAAAACCAATCGACAGGCCGTTGAGCGCACCCATTTTGAGCAGGGCATGGGCTTCTTTCCCACAGGCGGTCTCGAGGCAGAGCTGGCCTTTGATACGCAGGCCTTTTGCGTCTTCGAGCATCTCGGTCCAGATGCCGATCGGCTCATCGGATTCATGCTGCCAAAGCATGGCCGGCATGGTGCCGGCTGCTTTATGCGACTTGATCGAGGCAGCGAAAGCGCCAGCGGCAATTACATCGTCGTAGTTATCGACGACATTGAATACAGACCCGTAGCCTTCAATGCTCCCATCGTCGCCCATGGCTTTGATCTGGAGGGCATAGGCACGGGTTTCCCGGCCGGATGCGCTTTTTGTTTCCGGGCTACGCATTGGCGCGGCGGGTGTTTTTTTGGTGGTCATTGGCGTTTTTGAATTTTTTTGTTCACGGCGTGGCATCGGCTGGATCGGCGGGGTCTGCATTTTGGATTTTCCCTTGCGTCATGTTCATCGGGGTGAGCGGCTCATCGAGACCGGGGAGCGGGTCTTTGCCTTCCTCGTCGCGGATTTCGTTGCGCGTGTAGATGCCCATTTCGGCCATCGTCCGCGCCCACATGGCGCGGTCTTTCATGGCGCCGGCCATCAGGTAGCGAACATCGAATTCAGCAAATAGCGGCCCTGATCCATCGAGCAGCATTTCGTCAAAACGCTGCGTCCAGGCACGGTGCCAGGGGGCCAGTGTGTGTTTCACGTGCGCTGCGAAAAAGGCTTCCGAGCTGGCGAAGGTGGCGGACTTGTCGCTGTGCCCGACCATGATCGGAAATACGCCGTAAGAGCGGCAGATTTCTTCGATTTGCAGGCGGCGGGTTTCGAGGTGCTGGGCATCGACGCCAGATAGTGCCGTACTTTGCCACTTGGCATTGCGGTCAAGGACAAGTGGATTACCGACGTTTTCAGGGCCGCCCTTGGCTTTAAGCCAACTTGTCAGGCGGCTATGTTGCTCGGGATTTAAGGTGCCCTCGACGGTGTAGACCCCGCTGGAACGCAGGCCATTTTCATGCATTGCCGACTGGCTGCGTTCCGTTGCAATTGACAGACCAATGGCAGCGCGTGCCAGCATGACTGCGCTCAGGCTGCAGGACCAGTCCCATTGCACACCATTAAGTACGAATACTTCGTCCGCGCCAAACTCGCCGATCAGGCCGAATTCGTCCCAGCAGCGGTAACGCAGCTCGTAACGCGATACTTTTCGCACGTCCCAGCGGCCGGGCTGGACGGGGATTAATTCCCTAATTCGACCGTTGTCTCCTTTGACTTTGATTGACAGGCCAGACCCAGTCAACGCGGCATGAATGGTCATTTGACGGCGCCACTCGAATGAGGTTTGCCATTCGTTTGGGCGGCGGGAGAGCAGGCGGTATTCGGGAATATTGGTGGCTTTTTCCCGACTGCCGTCCGGTTTTTCGCGAAACACGTGCAAGTCTGGCGTCGCACAACCATCGGCAATTACTTTGACGCAGGCGAGGACGGTCGATACTTGTAGCGCTGATTTTTCAGTGACAGCAACACCAGCGATCATGCCACCGCTTCCACCATCGATCAGATTGGCTACCTGGTCGTAAGTGAGCTGAGCGGATTTGCGCCCAAAGATTCGATCAAGTATTTTCACGCGGTTTCCGTTTCCCAGAATGATTCGCCGGACTCTTCGACTACGGCCAGGGCGCGATTCATGGCGACGATGGTGGCGACGGCGGCGTCGATCTTGTTGCTGGCGCGCGATTTGCGCGGGAAGATGTTTTCGTTGCGGTCTTCAAACACTTCGACGTTGCTGAGCATCCAGACATAGGCCGGGTTGCCGTCGTGATGGAAGCGGCCGGCGTTGTTGATGGCGTCGATTTCCTTCATCGGGTCTGAGAGGAAGCGGACTTGCTGGGGTATGTCGACAACGGTGAAGCCTTCGGCGGCGAGGTTGGCGCCGAGCTGGTGACCGCCCCAGGGGTCTTTGGCGACTTCGCGGATGTGCACTTGGCTGGCCTGGGTGATCAGGTCTTCCTGAATTTGCTCCAGGTCGATCATGTTGCCGGGCGTGGCGATCAGGTGGCCGCTGTGTATCCAGGCCTGATAGTGGGCATTTTCCGGCTTGTCGACGGTGGATTGCGGGACGTAGTTTCGGCTGAAGGCGTAGTGGTGGCGACCGTCTTCCAGATCGCGCCAGGCGAGCAGGACGGCGCTGGCGATGTCTTGCTTGCTGGCGAGGTCGAGGCCGGCGACACAGCCATCCCAGTCGTGGCTTTCAATGGTGAGCGACTTGTCACCGGCTTGCTGCAGGTTGTAGAGATTGAGCCAGGGCGAGGCGGCAG